CAAGATAGGCTAAGTCAAATTCATTAAATTCATTAATGTATTTATCTCTTTCGGTTATTACAGCCACTCTCATTTGAGAAGCGATTTCACCAAACTCTTTTGCTTCACTTGTTCCTGATACTGGTTGTATATTAAAAGTATATTGTTTTGGCTTTTCGTAGGTAGGAATTTCGTTACCATACTTGTCTAAAGTAGATGGTAGTTTCTTAGATATATAACATTTAGTGTCCCAGTTTTTAAATATGCTTGTTCTCTTAACGCTATACATTATTCTTCACTACCTTTATTTTTTTTCTTAGGAATACCAACATTGGATACCAATTCATTCATAAGAGTGTCTGATAGTCCATCAGTTGATTTTGTCCAACTAAGCCCATTCTCACTATATGAAACTATTCCAGATTTATCTGCTAAGTTATATAGTTCGATAGATGCACGTAATTGCCAGTTTTTATATTTTGCTGGCAACTCCATGTCTGAATAATCTTCAAAAGGGTAGATTTTGGATAGAGCAACAAATTTAGAGTCCTCTAGTAATTCGTCTATTGCTCTTTCGTAAGCATCTTGGCTTTCAAATACATTCTCATCAAATGGTATTCTATTACATAGTTTCTTAAATTGTGTTTCGTCTCTATCCATAATTAATCTCCTTATTCTTCTTCACTTTCAACTTCTGCTTTTGCTTTATTGAAAGTTGATTTTTCTTTCTTAGTTGGTTTAACTTCTTCCTCTTCGATTTTTTCAAATCTTGTATGAAGTTTCATTTTTAATTCGTAGAAAGATAGAACATTATCAATGGCTTTAGGCTTGTCTATAACATTTTTTGTTACAACAAGTCTACCATTTGATATTTCATTTTCTATTAACTTATCATCTGCAATACGATATACTTTATTATCAATTATTGTATACATATTTATCTCCAACTAATATTAGTTAGTAACTACTCTAACAATGTTAATGTTATCAGCTAACATTTGACGTGACCAGTTATCACTAGCTTCTAATTCAGTAGATGTAACTGATATTGGCATATTAGTCATTGAGAATGAGAAACCATTTGGATGATATGTTTTTCTACGTCTAGTGATAAGTTCTTCTTCACCACCATTTTTATGTGGGTCATAGAATACATCACTAGGTTTTGCTACTGGTGCGTCTGCAGTTAAGATAGCACCTGCTCCAAAGATATAAGTTGTATATTCTTTTTCACCTTCAACAGAACTATCTGCTACTGGTACTTGGTCACTAATTAATACTAATAGGTTACCACTTCTACCAACTTTAACATCTAATTCCATTCCTCCAACATTGTATTTGAAGAAATTTAATACTTGTAAATTTTCAAGTCTATTTGCTACAGTTGAGTGCATAATAGCTAATGATAAGTTATCAGCATTTTCTCCTAATGCTTTAACAGAAGCATCTCTTAGAGTTGTTAAGCCAATTCTATTTTCATCTGCTACCGCACCTTCACTAGCAGCGATGTTATATGTATGTTTAGCCCAGTCAGCATCGCCAGTAATTCCAAAGATACCTTTTAAAATAGATAAAATTTTCTTTTGGTCTACTTTAGCCCAGTATTTTGTAATTCTTGCTACTATATTACCCATTGGGTCAGCACCTGTAAAGTCGTTTACAAAGATAGTTGATTTAAAGCCTTTTGCTTCACCAAAAACAACACCACTTTGAACACCGTCTTCAGTGTCAGTACTAACTATATCAGTTTTACCATCATAGTTTTGTGGGTCACCAGTTATATCCTTGTAAAAAGGAACTGTGTATAAATTGCTTCCACCAGCAATCATGCTTGCGATTGTTGCATCTTGAACAACAGCACCACTATTGATAAGAACTAAAGATGTTGGGTCAACTTCACTAGCCCATCTATTGTTGAATAATTCTTCATCATAGTGGAATTTTAATGAGTCACTTATTGTTTTACTCATAATTTAATCTCCTCTACTTTCTTTTTTATTTCATTATTTCGCTATAAAGTTCTGGATTATTATCTTTGAACTCTTTAGCCTTAGCGTAGTCTTTCATTAATAACGCATTGAATTGTTCTTTATTTGTTATTAAATCAGTATCGCTTTTTTGAGTTACATTACTTCCATTTGGTTTTATATCGGCATTTTGTAAGTCTTCTTTAGTCTTCTTGACTGTTTCATCTCGCATTGTTTTAAATGAATTTGCTATTCTAGTTGCATTAGCTACACTAAGAGTTTCATCATCACTTACTAAAGCATTAATTGTTTCTTCATCAGTGATACCAGCTTCTGCTAAAATTGATGCTACTTTAGAATGATTTAAAATCTTACGACTTTCTGCTAAATTCTTTTCAGTTTCTTTTTTATCTGCTTCTAGCTTTTCGTCAGCAGTCATTTTTTCTCTTTCCATTTCACTTAACTTTGCTTTTGTAGTTTCATAGTCTGCTAATTGTGTTTGTAATGAACCAAGTTGTTCTTGAAGTTTCTTTTCATTATCAACATTAGCATGGAACATATTTAAGATTGTTGTAACTTGTTCCTCTGTAAAACCTTGTTCTAATAATGTTTCTCTTTTCATCTATATTACCTCCTTACAGTAGTTTTTACGGTTCTACCAAACCATAGAGAAATATATTTGTTTTTAGGTGCTGGCTATTGGACTCCCACCAATATTTTATGTCTTTATGACATCTGTTCTTGTATTTAACTAAGCCAGTATGTGTCAAGGTAGTTATTCACTACCTTGTTCGTTTTTTTGCTCCACATCTTGTATTTTATTTGTTTGTTGTGTTGCTATATCATTATCATTTGTTGTTTTACCTTCGTCGTCATTTTCTTCTTGATTATCTTCACTAGAAGTTCCACCTTGTTGAGATTTTTGTTCACCGAATAATGTATTTTGTGACTCTGTAACAGCATGACTATCACCGAATAGTCCAATAATGGCATTTGCATATTCTCTAGGAACATCTGCACTATATAGATTTAATAATGCTTCTGTCTTAACAAGTAAGTTATCAGACATATCTCTTTGGAATTTACCTTCAACTTCACTTACCTTTAATGACTTAATACCACTTTCTGCTTTTGATTTGCAAATTTTAAGTATCTTTTTAAGAGCTTCCATATCACACATTCCAAACATTGTTTCTTGTCCTTCTGCTCTTATTCCAGCCATTGTATAACCTTGTCCAGTAAGTTTAGCCTTACCAGTATCTCCACTAGTAACTGTACCATTATCAGTAGACATTGGGACACCTAATATTTGATGTAAAGATGTTAATAACCTTGTATAGTAAACTTGTGTATCAGTTGCATTTAATCTTTGTTGTAATAATTCAACAGATGCTTTTTTATTCTCGTTAGAACTAATACATACAGCACCGAGTTCTTTCATTTGGTCTAATCCATCTTCGTCAATTTCGGCATTTGTGAATACCATAATAGCATTAACAAATTGTTCCATATCGTCTTTATCTAAACTTTCAAGATAGTTAATATCATCAAATAAGTCTTTTCCAAGTTCTATTAATGAAATTCTATCTCTGTTTAAGTAGTATTCAGTAATTACATGGTCATCTAATGCAATTGGTTTACTACTGTCTTTTTCAACTTCTAATTCGCCAGATTTATCACTTACAATTACTTGTCTATTTCTTAAATAAACTGTATATTCTGCATAAGTTTTAGGAGAACTTGATGGTTGTTTAGTAACTGGGTCTATTGTTGTATCAATAAATTCCATATCAGTTTGAATATATGATAATATTTGTTCATTACCTAGTCTATTTGAATATACAACTTCCGTATTTTCAACTTCTGCATTTAATATTTCAAATGGTGCTTCGTCTTCTTCATTTTGTTTATCAAAGTTTGTATATCTAAAACCATGCCCACAAATTAAAGCATCTTCGTATATATCCATATCTTTTGCTTTTTTGTTTTCATATCTAACGTATTTATTAAGAAGTGATATTTCTTCTCCACCACTATCGTTTAATTGAACGTATTGAATTGGTTTACCTAGTAAATAACACTTTTTAAAATCTATGAATGCTTGACACCAGTTTTCTGTTGTCTTGTTATTTATTTCTGTTCTAGTATATTTTTGTTTATGTCTAATATCTTGAATGCCTTTATAATAATCTTTTAAATACAAACAAACTAATCTGTTATATTCATGAATACTCTTTGATTGTTGAATTATATCAATAATCATTCTATTTTGTTCTTCTTCAGTTGCAGATAGTAGTTGTTCTTCTGTATAATTAACTTTTATGATTTTTCTACCATATGTCTTAATAGCGAACACCTCCGGCTATCTTATACAAGCAACATATAACATAAAAATAAAAAAAAGTCAAGAATAAATTAAAATGGCCTTTTAATTATTTTGACTTTTTGTGACTTAGCTTTACCACTAATTATTTCGCTTGTAACCTCAGCTAAACAGTCGTTCGCATCGTCGTGTTCATTTCTTCCTTGTGAGTTATAAATAGTAAAACTTTGCATAAATCTGCCCATGTGAGTATTTAAACCATACATACCACGTGCTGGGAATACAATTCTACTTTTAATATTACCTTTTTCAAGTTCTATTCTTGTTGCTTTTACTACTGTTGAATATTTTTCTATTATTTGAATACCATTGTTAAAACCACGTTCTTTTAACTTCTCTTCTATAACCTTTTTTAAACCACCATCTACGTTAGTTTCTACTACAAGTAGTTTTATATTATGCTCAATTATTTTGTCTACTATATCGTCAAATAATTCGCTTGTAGCAACCTTTGTATAGATACAATCAATTAAAGCATAATCATCGCCATAAGGTTGTAATATAGGCATAGCAAAGAAGTCTTTACCACTTTTACGCGTACCATCTATTGCTGAAATAGTTGAACCATATTCGTTTATTGGCTTAGTATCATAAGTTCTTAAGTTTTTATAGTCAAATTCTAATGCTTCTGGTGTAGTAGGGTTTTGTTGAAAGTTTGTTTCCCATAAATAAGCGTCCATGCTATCACGTTCTAAGATTAAATCTTCGGTCTTCCATAAAGCCTTACAAGAGCTTTCTCCTGTTTCCATATCAAGGGCAGGAACTTGAATAATAACCTTTTTTTCGTCTAAACTTATCCATGTATACTTGAATTTAGGGTGCTTAACAAAGGCCTCTCTGCTTTTGTATAATTCAATTATTCTAACAATAAAGTCTGTTGGTGACCACATTGTACCAGTAATAACTATTTTAGGTTTCTTCCCTTGAACAAATCTTTTTCGCCAAACAGTAACGTGTTGGTTGTAATAATAAATATTCATTTGCTCATCTAATGCTTCTTTATATCCAGCATATAAATCGTCTATGTGTATCCATTTACTAGCACGAACACCGATAACATTTGAATTTGTAGTCTTAGCGTAATAACTAGCAGATAGTTTGCAATTTTTAAGTTTCCATTCTCCTTCGGTTTCTTTCAAGAAATAACTTCGATTCTCTTTTGCATATCTCTTGTTGGGAAAGACATCTCCAAACCTTTCATTTTTAATAATGTCTCTAACTGTTCTTGAGCCACCTTTAACTACGTCATCATTAGAACATAAAGACAATATAGTTCCTGTATCGTCTAAGCCATAACTAAATGCTTCTGCTAATTTCTCTAAGTATGTTTTACCGGCACCACTTGGTAAGTTAGCAATAATAAGTTCCATGTCTGGGTCTTTAGCCATCTTGTCTAAGTAATAAGCATAAGAACCTAATATTTCATATCTTGGTTCATAGAACTTGTCTGTTTCTTCCCATTCATAGTAAATAACAAAACTTTCAAAATCATATCTAGCGGCGAGTTTATAAGCATTTTCTAATTGTGCATAATAGACCACTCTACGTTGACTACTATTATCTATGTTTAAAAGCAAGTTCAGTATAGGAATATATCTTCTTCTTGCTTGATTACTACACTTTTTATAGTCAATTTCTGTATATGTATTAAACAAAGAATATAGGTCTTTCATAAGAGAAAATATCTCGTCAAACCCTATTTTTTGAGTCTTAGTCTTATAATTGCTATCTATGATAGTTAATATCTTATCAATAGCACTTTCTACCTCTCTAAGTGAGTATTTATTCTTCATCAGCATCTGCCTCTGTATAGTCTGCTTCTTTTACAGCACTTTTTTTACTACTAAATTCTCTATATTTGGCAAGTTTCTTGTTAATGTTAGATAAATCAAGTTCTTCATTGATGTTGATATTAACATTAGTCCTAGGCTTTTCTTGAACTTCATTTTCACTTTTCATTCTGAATTGAGTAGACCTACCATTTAACATATCATATTGTGCAAGTAACATATTACTATCGAATGTTTCGTCATAAATCTTGTCTACTAGTGTTCTCATTTGTAAATCAGAACTATTTTTATAATTCCTAAGAGTGCTTAAAGATATACCGGCAAACTTACAAAAATGGGTTAAAGTTGGTTGAAATCTAGTTACTTGTAAGTTTACTTGTTCTACTAGATACATATATAATTGCCATACTATTGATAATTTCTCACTTGAATATTCAGGTTCGGCATTACTAAGTGGGTTTATGCTTTTAAAGAAGTACATTGATACTAAATAAGGGTTATGAATATCTACCTTTTCTAATGCTTCTTTATCAGATATTTTATTTATTATTTCATTTTTCTTTTGTTCTACTATTTCGTTAAGGTTATCCATAGTAGCATTTACATAGAATTTTTCTAAATCTACGACTTTTTGTTTATTCCCTAGTCTAATATATTTATTCTGTTCGTTCATATTTCCCCTCCCATTGTCATATATTTCTCTTATGGGAAGTATAATACAAAATCAAAAAAAATGCAAAAAAAGAGATAAGTGAAAGCGCTTATCTAAATTGGTTATGACTTTTTTAATCATTTAAGTTGTATAAGAGTTAAGACTTGAGTGATTATTATGGGCCATTTATAACCATATTCATATTACTACAAATGCGATTAATTGTCAATTATTTTTAATTTAAAATATCTTCTGACGTAATTTGACCAACTTTATCTTTTTTGCTGTATATCTTATTTTCTTTAACAAATTCGTCATAATCTTTTTTAGTTGAAATATTTCCTTTAACATCTTTTACCTTGATAATGACAGTCCCAAAATTTATATCTTTTGTAATATATACAATTTCGTCTATTGGTATTATATAATCTTCTAAATATATCATTATTTATCTTCCTTTTCTAATTTCTCTAATTTATTAATTATTTTTACATACCATAAATGTTGGGTTTCTTTCCATTTTATTTCTAACCACTCTTTCAATTCATTCAATATCTTTGTTTTCTTGTCTAGTTCATTATTTAATCTAATAACCTCGTTATATAATTCAATTATATATTTCGTACTAGTAGATGGTTCATGTTGCCCTATTTTTGTTTCCATAAATGTTATTCGGTCAATATATTCTAGGATATGGTTTAATTGCTTATCATTCATTATCTTCACCATTTAACCTTTCAATAATCTTCTTTTGGTTTCTTATTAATTGATTTATTGTTTCAACAATCATCTCTGGAGTAAAGTCATAGTTAGCATATAATTCAACCATTTCTTCAAATTCATCATCAGTTTCTTCTGGAATTTCTACTATAAAGTCTAGCCAATAACAGCGGTTAAGACAAAAATCAGCAATTAAATCATATTCTTTTTCATAGTTTTCATAATCGTATCAATTATCTTGCCTATAGTTTCATAATGCAAATCAGTTTCATTTACTATTTTCATTTAACACCCCATAACTCTTCTACTTGTTTATTTATGGCTTGTAACAGCCTTATATTTATTTCATCAATATTATTTATTTCAAAAGTTTTGTCATTAAGATGGAATTGAACCACCTCATCAGTAAAACTGACTCTATAATGTGTAAATCTTTCAAAAACCATTAAGCAATTATTATTTAATGTATTTTCAAAACCTAATTCTTCAAATAATTCTTTAGCACTCTTATTCATTATTATTCGCCTCTCTTATTATTCCTAAAATGATTTTTTCGTTATCTTCTAACGACCCATATTCTTTTTTGTTTTCTTTAATATATTTTTTTATTTTTTTAATGATATTTTTATATTGCCCTAATTCTTCTTGTAATTCATCAACCTTGCTAGAATAATAAACGCCATTTTCATACAATTCTAACTTTGATTTTAGTTCTTTGTTTTCATCTTCTATGAACCCAACATAATCTTGTATGTATTCTATATCTTCTTTAGGAAGTTTTTGTACTATTGCTATTAAATTCATTTTTGCTAATTCTTTACTCATCTATCTTTTCCACCTTTTCTACTAATTTTGATTTTTCTAATTTTTTTAAAAATAAATTATGTTTATCCGTTTCTTCTTCTATGATTATTTCCCTAGAAGTTGGGTCAATATATAATGTATCATCATAGAATAAATACTTCCCAGGCATATCACAATGCAAAGCATAATCTAACTCATATTTATACATCAGCCATTTTAAATCTACATTATCTTTAATTTTCAACATTGTTATCTATCCTTTCTACAATATTATTGTCAATTAAATCTTGTATGTATGGTTCTACAATACCTTCTCTAGTGTAGTTAAAACTTCTTGGTGAAGAATATGTAGTAACACTCAATTCTATTTCCTTACTTTTTTTATCTATTTCAACTACAAATATAATATCTTTTGAGTCAATTTTTAAAATATTATCTAATTGTTTATCATATATTTTCCCATAAGCACTAAAAGAACATCTAAGCATATCTTTACCTTGTTTATAACCATACTTTAACAATTCTTCTAAATTAATGTTATCCTTGATTTTGTACATTGCTATTCTCCTTTACTTTAACAATAAAATTATTAGTTGCAGGATTTTCACACACCTCTAAATGTTTATTTGAATAAAAATAGTTATATGGTATTTCAATTTCCTTTAAACCCATTTGTTCTAAAATGTTTATAATAGCAAGTTCAAAAGATAACGATAATTGATTGGCTCTATATCCACTTGCTAAATGCTCATTTATTTTTTCATTTGCTTTAAGCCTTTTAAATTCTTTGCCACTAATGATTTTCATCATTTCACCTCCTCATAATATTCTTGAACTGACAGTATGTTATCTTCAATTTCACATACTGAAACTTGATTTTCTTCTAAGTAACACTTGTCACTAGTTCCCCATTCATTTTCATAAGTTAAATACTTGTAATTCTTTGTTCTTTTAGCAAAACTTATAACTAATCCAAACACTACAAGCATAATTCCTAAAAATACCAACACCCCCATCAGTCTTTTTAGAAAATCTTTCATAATTCCTCCTTTTATCTTCCTATATCATTATCTTCTAAACATTGTTGGCAACAATAGCCTATTCCACCATTAATCATACCTTCTGTATCAATGAGTTCGTCTACAATTTCACCACATAATGGGCATTTAATATCCCAACGTTCTATTTCGTCTTTTATCCAATCTTCATTTGAACATTTATTATCTAAAATTTGCTTGGCTTTTTCGTGTAGCATTTCAGCACTTGCATTGCCATGTCTATAGTATTTATGTTCTAATAATTCTTGAAATATATGCTCTCTTATATTATACAAAACGTCTAATATATATTTAGCCTTATCCATATTTTTTAAAGACTCATTATCGTGGTTAGTTTCGCCATACCAACTCATATCTCCAATATAATTCATTACACAATCTTCTAAATCGATTTTCATATGTTTATCACCTCATTTCTTAACTCTGTTTCTATATTAATCTTACTATCTAAAATGCCATTTGTCAATACATATAATCAAAAAAGAAGATTATTTTCTCTTCTTTCTTTTCTTCTTACTAATTTCAATTGCTTGACCTTGTTTTGTGGCTTTAGATTTAGCACCAGAGCCATAATAGGTCTTTCCACTAGAACCATATTTATATCCACCACTTTTTGTCTTTCTAACTGGCATTATTATTCGCCTCTTGCTATTTCTAATAAATCGTTATAAACATATTCTAATTCGTGTACTACTAATTCTTGGACTTCGTCATCATCAGAGTATCTTGACAGTTCTCCTGTAATCATCAGTTTATGATTATCTAGCCCCATAGTACAATAATGTTCAATTATTTTTAATCGTTCTTCATATATTTCTCTCATACACTTATCTGGATTTTCTTCCCATTGTCTTAGTATCTTTTTTTCGTGGTTAGTCATTATTCTTCACCTCAAAATCACATACTTTAATCTTAACAATGACTCTTTTACCACATCTATCTTTTAATTCATACAATGGTCTTGCGACTAAACCCTCTGCCATAGCAGTGCCTATTTTAGATTTTGGTTTACTTTTTACATAATCTATTCCATCTTGTAACTTGCCAGTCATAATAGTTGGAACAACATCAATATTAAAATAATTAGCAATTTCTTTAACACTTTCTCTAGGTTGGTAATTATCGTTTATACAAACGTCAAATAAGATAAAATCATTATCTTGTCTATAATCTCCACCCTTTTGGATTTTAGCACCATAGCCCTCTCCAATTAACATTACTGGTGTTTCTCCGAATTTTTGCTCAAACATTTCTTCATTAACATTTCCACCAAACAATTCTATTAATCTATTCATTAATTGACTTGGTATTTGTGCTTTTTCTGTTCTACCATAATATGACACTCTATGTCCGTCCCAATATATTCTTATATTTGTTCCGTCTATTTTTTCAGTAAATTCCCATTCTAAATCTTTTAAAAATTCTATTGTTTCATTACGATATTTACTTTCATTTAATTTTTTTGTTTTTTCATCACGTTCAAATATAGTTTCTATTTTTTCATATTCCTTAATCATTATTTTCACCACCTTTTAATATTTTTATAAAACCTTTTAGTTTATCTAAAATATAGTTATCTGTTTCTTTATTTTCACTTGGTTGTTCTTCCATTGTTTCAATTAGCATTTCTATATTCCTTATAGCAGTGTTGTTTTTATCTTTTAGTCCTTTATTTTCTTCTTTCAAATAATTAATATATTTTTCAAGGTTTTTATTTACTTCGCCTAATTCTTGAATTATATCTTCTGCACTTTTAATTTCTCCTAGCATATCGTCTTCTTTTATACTAAGTAAATACCAATTTTCGTCATTAATCATTGCTATTCTCCTCTAATAAACTAGTTGCATATAAATATTCGTCATTAATATAAATGCCGTGTGTTGGTATACCATCACGATAAAAATAATCTTTGTATATTCCTATTACTGGTTGACAATGCCCTGTTGCATTTTCATTATTTAATTTTATAAATTTTAATATAATTTCTAATTCTTCATCGGTTAATTCAATTTCAAAATCAGTTTCATCATCACAACCCATATTTTCTATTAAATATTTTTTCATCTACCATCACTCCTATTCCTTTGGCATAATATATACACAAGTATCTAATGTCTCTATTTTTGATTGAAATGCACTAACAGAATAGTGTTTAACCTTATCTTCTGGAAATGTAATTTCTTCAACTTCTGGTGCTATATTTGGTATTTGCATTAATATGTTTTGTATATCGTCTAAAATTTCTAAGCATCTTTCTTTTGATTTGTATTTTCCTAAGCTTTGATTAATCATATAATGATTTCCACCTAATATTTCCAACTTATTATTTGGCTCTAAATATACGTAATCTACTTTTGTAAGCATTTCTTTGCTTTGATTTCTTATATATAATTCCATATTTATTCTCCTATTCTATATTCCATTTGTTGCATTTGTTCGTGAGTAACAATTGTTTTTATTTCATCTTCATATAAATAATTAATAAATATGCTATCAATATGTATTTCAGAGTCTTTATTTAGTTCTTCTACATAATTGTCAATTTTTAAAACTTCATTCCCATTAACATAATCTCCAACTTCAATAAGGTCTATAATATCAAAACTTGCTTTTGCAATATCTTTATTCTTTATAGTTCTTAATGTAATACCATCATTTTTAAATTTATCAATATTAGAATATTTTCCATTTGCATTTCCAATTAATTTTGCTATCTCTCCATTTTTAGTACGAATAAACATATTTTCTTTTATTTTCATTATTTCACTTCCTTTTTATATTTCTAAATATATCTATTATTAGCCATACAATGAACAATACAAATACAATAAAGCTAATTATTTCACCTATAACTTGCATTTGTAGCCATAATTTAAACCAGTCCATATCTAATTTACCTCCCCATATTTGTTTCTTAAATATTCATTTTCATTTAGTAATTTTTCTCGACATTCTTCACTACAATACAAATAACCATTTAGCATATAGATACTACTACCATAATTAACATATTTATGGCAATTAGGACATTCTACTGTAAAATCAAGTTCATCATCACTACCATTTCTATCTATTATTCTAATTGGTGGTTGAGATAAACTAGAATAAATGTAGTCATTTAATGGTTTATCGTCGAATTTATTGCCTGTAACACTTTGATTTAAAGTTTTGGCTATAATTCTATCCTTTTCCATCACTCATCTTAACTCCTTTCTATTAAATATTAGCATGGCATTTGTTATATGTCAATACAAATTAGATAAAAAGGAATAAAAAAAGAACTATTTTGGTAATAGTTCTATTATTGTTCTTTAAAAATTAGATAAATAGATGATTTTCTCATTAATTTACTATATAAATCTATTTTTTATATTTCAGTCACTAGCCAGTAAATGCCCTCATAGGATAGCGACTCCTATTCTTCATTTACCTACAATCACTACAAGAGGCTCACACTCTCAAATTTCACCCGCATAGGCAATTTTCTTATATTCTTTTTTGTTACAATCTCCGCTATAACATTCCTAATATGCATCTTCCAAAACATGTGGGCTTGGGCTACTTTTACCAAGGTCTAATCTTATAACATATCACTATGTATCAGCCACACTATGACTTATTAGCATTAAGCATCTAGTCTTTACTTGCTAAAGTAATAACAATCAGCCGACTACTCCCCACAGGACACAACTCCCTAGTTTTCGTCGATTATCACCGATTAGCCTTGTACCTTATAAACCTATATAATAAACCACTAATATCTCTTTCCCTAGTTCCTAGGTCTTATATATACCATTGCTGATATATACCACTCAATCCCCTTTAAAATCGCTCTCAAAGGTAATAAGCACGAGATACTATCCATACAGACTTGCAGGTCTGCCTTTCATATGGTTCAATTATCTAATTATCAAAGAACAATAACCTGTTATTTAATTAACAGTATACCGAATAATATAAAGACATCTAAAACATATTACTCAGTATACCATCAATTAAGATGGTACTTGATGATTTCTTGGTAAAATCTGAAAAATCTAAAAAGCTGTTCATGTAAAAACACATAGTAGTATTTTTACGTATTAAATGTAACTCTTAATTTTTAGTTTGTCAATACTTTTTTAAGCACCAATTGTAATGTCCAAAGTATCAAGCAATAATTCCTCATCACTACTATGATTTTGTATTAAATAAGAGTGACCACGATAGTATTTATAGCCATTATTTTCATAATCACTAGTGCAAATAACGACAGTACCGACCTTTAATTTGCTATTTACAACGTCATAATGCAATTTTTGACCAGTCATAGCTGATACACTCTCTCTAACAATAGTATCGGTATAAACCACGTTAATAGTGCTACCATTATCGTTTATCTTTCTAAAATGTCCATAAAATTCCCAACTATAACCTATTCCTATGTCATAATCTTGAATTTGACACATATCTCCTACTGTAGACGTTAAATTAATATCTTTTTGGTGAATACAATTGATATTTATGTTATTTCCGTCCTTATCTTGTAGATAAATCTCATATTTATCATCTAAATCACCTGATAATGTAACCAAAGGCAAGTAAACATGGAACAAATAACCAGTACCATTTTTAAGTTCATAGTCTTTAATAGACTCATCTAATGTAGCAATTATCTTATTATCTTCTAAAATAGCATTAAAATCTAG